AGTCCCTGTCGGGCAGTTCCGTGACGATGCCGGCGTATTCATGGATAACCATCTATATCATCTCCTTGGGTGCGGCGATCAGGCCGTCATTGATTCGATAGAGACAAGATAATCCCCCAACCCCGCCCGTCAAGACCGGGGGGGTGTTTTTTTTGTCACCGGCGGCCGGGGGGAAGGGGAGAGTGGGGCCCCCCACCCCCTCTCTCCCTCCCAAACTTTGTGTATGCTGGTCCCGTAGGTGATAATTGGGAGTGACGTGTGGGATAATCGGGACTATCCGGGACCATCCGGGATTTTCCGGGACCGCCTTTTGAAATACTATTTCAGATGCTGAAACAGAGAGCCCTGTTTCGGGGCGCGCCGTTCGCGCTCGGCTTTGAGGATACGGTAGATCGTCTGCCGGGACAACCTGAATTGCTTGACCAGGCCGTTGATGTTGTCGCCGGTGAAAGCGTCCATGATCTCCGCATTGCGCGTATTCATTTTAGTGGCCAGGTCCATAGGGATGTAGAGTACCTGGCCTCCCCAATTATCAGCAATGCGCACGGCTACGTCCTGGGCAATCCCTTTGGCTACGCCATCGGGAAGCTCTACCTTGTTTGTCAGGACGTCAGCCACATGGTCGCGCAGGTCCATAAGGAGTTCCGCTCCAATTTCGCCGGGCTTATTCATTGTTTCCCTCCACACGCTGCTGCCATTTCTTGAGCGCTTCAATGATGCCGCTAGCCTGCCAGCGGTTGAGCCAGCGGTAGGACGCTACACCGGGCTTGTTGCCGCGCCGGGTCATGCGTTTGGTGTAGGCGTTGAGCGCGGCCTCGCTCGGATCGCGCACGGCACCGGCCTTGTGCAGCTCCTGCCACAGGACCCAAATCTTTTGGGCCTGGGCGTCGGGGAGCGACGGCCTTTGCTTGGCCTGGCCGGTCAACGTGTCCAGGTGGGCGCACAAATTCTTGAGCTGCCCGTCGTTAAGGTCGGCCGTGGATGACACCTTGTAGCGCTCCTCCAGCATGGCCTGGTATTCCTCGTCAGGCATGACCAGGACGCGCTTTTGCAGCGTCTTGCATTTGCGAATGAGCTTGGACCTCAACTCCGGGCTGTTGGCGTTCATAGCGTGTCTCCTAGGCTGTGATTGCTACGCGACGCCCTCGCGGGCGTTTCGTCCCTACGGACTCGTCAGGCGTAGTTATTTGGTCCAGGGGTAAAACCCCTCGACCTCAAATTCGTCATCATCAAGATCACATTTGATGGACACGCTAACCTCTTCCTCCTCTTCGAGGTCATTAACGTTGTCCCATGTCACCTGCCCGTCATGCTCTTCGACATCCCAAAGGTCAGGCGCATTCTCTTCGCACCACTCCTTGGCGTCTTCGGGTGATACGAAGTCGGGCACAGTAATGGTGTAGTCTCGCATAATTTTCTTCGAGATTTCGAGTTTGTAAGTTGCCATTTTCACATCCTTACTTGCTGGTTGTTTCTTTAGCGGGCAATCCGGCAGGCAGTAGCCCGGTTCCGGTATCCAACCCAAGGCCTCGCAGTGGGTGACCGCTTCCTCCTGGGCCAGGGCGTACGACTTGCATCCGGCCTGCCGTTCGCACCCGAAGCAGCCTCTAGTCATGTTCAATGTACTTGATCTGTCCTTCCAGAAACTCGCCATCAGGGACGATAAGAAAGCCTTCATTGTCATACTGGATTGTCCCGGTGCGGCCTTGCTCGTCTGTCACTCGGTCACCGACAAAGAGTTCGGTCCCGTAATCGTCAAAGGTGAAATTGGTACACATGTCGCTTCCTCTTTGCGGATACGTGGTTAAAGCGTTTCCCAGTTATCCACGACCTTCTGGAGAACCTTCCGGTACTCGGCCTCTTGGGCTTTGGTCTCGGCCATCAAGTCATGATCGGTGAGTTCGTCTACCGTATCCTTGATAAGGTCACGCATGACACGAGGCTCAAGGGCGTCAAGCTCCCAACTGGAGCGGCCGTACATACGCACGTAGCCTTTAGCTCTAGAGTCGGTCATTTTGGCCGGGTTCGGCGGCGGCTTATATTCTTCAATCTGGTTATAGTTGAGCGCGATCCTGCGCACCTCAATGCCGCCCATGAACAGTTCATGCCGTTCCTCAATGTCTCGGGTCATGTCGATACCAGACGGGTCATGGTCGCCAAGGTGGATTATGATTGGCGTCTGGCCTCGGTCCTCGCGCTCTTCCATACGCACGGCCGCCCTCCACATCTCGGACTGAGAGGTATAGCCCTTACAGGCGAAATACGGCACGTCCAGGTCTTCGCATATCCTGGCGATGACACCGACCAAGGCTTCCTTTTCAATCCACACCTCAGGGTAAAAAGGCTGATTGTCCCACTTGTCCAATTTGAACTGCCACAATGCATCCCTTACAGCGTCGCCAGGGTCGGTGTTGTGGTAGTACTTCTTGAGATTGCGGGTACGGTCTTCGATGGCCTCCCAATCAACGAGGCCAGCCAAGCGGCCGTTGGAGATGATGTCGCCAAGCCGCTTGTATTCAGTCTGCTTGTTCGGGATGAGATCGCGGCTTACGAATTGGTAATAGAGTTGGCGCAAGGTCAGGCTCAAGCCATCGGCCTCGTACTCCTCAATTATGCGGTTCGCCTGAATGATGGTGTTGACGGTACCGTCGGAAAAACTCTTCTCTATGTACTTCACTTTGGGCATTAACGATCCACCTCCTTCCGTATCCGCAGCATCCGGTCCGGCTCCACACCCTCGGGCAAGGCGCAGGGGCAGAGCTCGCAGCCCATGCAAAACACGCCCTTGACGTTGCGCAGCTCGCGGGCGATGGCCGAGCCGGAAGTCTTGCATTTGAGCCCGGCGGGCATCCATACCGTCAGCGGCTGAGAGCCGCGCAGCTTGGGCTTGTCCTCTTCTTTGATGTACAGGTCCTTGCGAATTTCCATGAGGCCTCCTAGAAGTCGGGCTGGCCGATCTCGGAACGAATCAGCCAGCCGGGGATTTCAACATCCAGTTTGTCGCCGCGTTCCACGTCGGCCGGGAGGTCGACCTGGCTGCGGGGAATCCACATTTCGATGCCCAGGGGCTCGACCCTGGCGAGCACGGACCGGACGTTCGTGGCCTTGACCGTGATGGTGTAGGTGCGGTCAGCCATGCTCCACCACCGTGACCGCCGTCCTGGGGCCGGTGTGGCCGCAACAGGCGCACTCGGCCTGCCCCGACATCAACGCCCTGATCCGGCACTGGAGGCCGAACGTGGGCTGAATCTCGGTGCGGTCTTCGGGCTCAAACGTCTCAACGTCCAACCCGCGGATCGGTCCGATCTCCACCGCGATCTCGCGGAGGCAATCCCACCCGTCAAGGATGGTCTTGGCATCGGGAGCGCCGCACTGGGCTAACAGCTCCTGGAGGGATTCGGGGGTGTCCTCGGCCAGCCCGGCCAGCACGGCCTCATGCCGGGCCGTGAGCTTGTCGAAGACCTCGCATTGCACCTTGGTCAAGCCGCCATCCTCGCGGGCGTTCGTGAGCAGCTTGGCAAACTCGCGGACATCCTTCTGGAGGCGGAGGACTTGCGCCTCCGCCCCCTGCAACGCTTTGCAGCGTCCGCATTGGGTCATGCTTCACCCCCCAACTGGCTTTCGTCGGGCTCGATGTAAAAGTCATCGGAAACGACCCGCCGCATGCCCACGGACTGCAACTTGGCGTCGGTCCAGTCCCGCATGGCGGTCTTGTCCACGGACTCCTTGACCTTGATGGCCTCCGTGATATCCAATTCGTGGAGCCGCTCCAGGACACCCGCCAGGGTCATCTTCGCAATGGTGAGCAGCTTGGTGGCCTTGCGCCAGCCGAACGCGCCATACGGCGTTTCCAGGCTCTTGCGGCCCTTGAACAACTGATCCTTGTTCAAGGTCGCGTAGGTGCACAGGGCGTTTTCCAGCTCCTTCCGGGATGCCTTGAGCGGCTCCATTTCGGCCGTGGCATTGGCCTTGATCTGGTCGATATTCTCCTGGGCGTCCAACTCGATTGCCTTGACCTTGCGGCCCAGGCGGCAGAGCTGGAGCATGGCCTCCTCGGCCTGGTTCGCGGTGGTGATGACCAGGGTGTTGGGCTTGCTTCTAGCCATGACAACCTCCCTCCAGCGGTGCGGTTTCAAGGAGCGCCACGGTGTCGGCGTCGGCCAGCAGGGCATTGCAGATGCGGTTGGCCATCTCCACGGAGTCGGCGGGCATGTCGCGCCGGATGATGCACTTGAGCGCCAGGGCCTTGTCCACGATCTTGCCGCTGACGTAGCCGTCGGGTGCGGACCAACCGACGTTGCCGGTGCAGCGCTTGGTTTCCTTGTCGGGCAGAATTTCAATTTTCATATCTGGAACCTCCTAGACTTGCGCAACGATTTCAGGGGTGACCAACGGGGAGCCTACGTTGGCGGCCAGGTTCATGGCGGCAACCACCAGGTTGCCCACCGCCAGCGGGTAGACCAGGGAAACGGAGTCATTGACGCCCGAGCGGCTGGCCGCGCCGGTCAGCTTGGAGCGCAGCGCTTCAATGGCGTCGTCGGTGATGATCTTCCCGGCCTCGGCGTCAATGCGGGAGAACCGGAATTTGACGTACTCGGGGAGGCTGCCGTTCATCGGGCGAAGCTCGATCTTCTCGCAGCGCTGGACCACCTCACGGACCTGCGCATTGGATTCGGAGAGCTTGTGCTTGAGCTCGGGCTGACCGAGCAGGATGATGGACATGAGCTTGCGGAAGCCGTCCTCCAGCTCCAGGAAGCGCTTAAGGTGCTTGATGGTGGGAATCGGCAACCCGTGTGCCTCTTCGATTATCAGGCAGTGGGAGGAACCGGCGTTGGCGGAGTCGCGCAAGATGCGGTGCAGCTGGCGAAAGCGCGCCTCGGGGCTGGACTTGACCGGCTCGGAGGGGGCCACCGTGGCCATGATCGCCTCGGCGATGTGTTGCGCCTTGAGCGTCTTGCCCGTCTTGTCGTTGTCTTCCATGGCCAGGACATACGGCTCAATGATGTGGACCGACTTCCCGCCCTGGGAACAACGGTTCACCAGCTCGCGGCGGAGAGTGGATTTACCGCTCCCGGACTCGCCTATCAGAGCCACGAATCCGCCATTGCATGCGGTCATGTACAAGGCCTCGCGCACATAGCGGATGTCCGCCGAGAGGAACACGTCCTCGGGGCCATTGACCTCTCCGAATGGATTGCGAGCCAGCTTGAAATGACGCTTGGTTTCCGGGAACAATTCCTGTCGTGCTAAAAGCATAATCTCCTCCTTTGTTGCGGCGGGTGCCGCAGGTTTGCGGGTGCGGGGCTTGCGGAATAAGGCCGCTACCCTGCTTGCCGAGGCTCCGACAGCGCGGAGCTCTCTACGGATATTCGCCTGAACCTCTTCGGGTTTCGGCTTCTTGGGCCAGTTGTCGCGGTTGACGATCCCGTTCACGGCCGCCGGGCTGAGGCCTATGCCTCGGGCCAGGGCGCGCTGCGAGAGATCAACCTCGGACAATAAAATTTTGAGCTTGCTCATGTCCTACCTCTCCCCGTTCGCCACCAGTTTGAGCGGCGCGGGCGTGGCGTCCTGCTTGGCGAAACGGGCCTCTATGGAATCCATCTCGTCCATGGGGACGCCCTCCGGGTAGCGCTGTGTGAGCCAGGCGTAGGCCTCGCCGGTCCACCGGTCGCCCAGGCGGCCCTTGAGCTGCATGGCGGCCTCCACGGTAGTCAGGGGCGGCAGCTCCCGCTTGCTCACGTCCAGCCCCAGGTCCCGGCCGCGCTTGGGCAGGTACTCGGGGGCGGGCTTGATGTCGGCCATGACGTCCACGCGCTCGGGGGCGCGGGGGTGCTTGGCGTCGGGCCCGGCCGCTTCGTCAATCTCTTTGACGTGCCGGTCCGCAATGGTGTCGGGCTGCGCCTGGTAGTCCTGGCCGAACACCGGGCCGTCCTCCCAAAACCCAACGTCGTTCTTCTTCACCGGCTCCACGGTCCAGACCGGGTCTTCGGGCAGGGACGGATCGGGCACCGCCACGTCCACGGCCGGGGCGCGGTACGGGTTGACCACAACCATGACCTTCATGCTCGGGACCACGGGCAGCATGCGCAGGTCGTATTCCTTTTTGCCGAACCCCTTGACGGCGTGGGTGATGGTCAGGGAGTCGCTCACCGTGGCGGGCTTGGGTTGCGTGGTGACCAGTTCGCGGCACAGTTCCAGGGCCGGGGCCAGGCGCAGCTGCGCCTCGGTGATGGTCAGCCAGACATCGTTGCGGCTCTTGCCGGTCCTGGTGTGGATGTTGTGGGCGTTGAAATGCTGCGCCCACCGGTTCGCCGCCGCCTGGAGTTCCTCCACGCTCTGAATGCGCAGGAAGGTCAACCGGCTCTCAAACTGCGTCTCAACGATGTTGTTGCCGCACTCGACAGAGCCCTTGGCGCGCGGGTTGCCCGCCTGGTGGGTGTCCCATTTGACGCCAAGCCGCTCCAGCAGGTTGGTGAACAAGTGGGCCGTGTTGGCGCTGCCCTTGTCCATGATGAGCATGTCCGGCACCCCGTGCATGGGGTCGTGCAGGCCCCGGTCGCCTATGGCGTCCAGAAAGACGTCCACCAGCCCCTGGGCGGATTCGCCGGGTGCCTGAACATACTTGACGTAAATCGTGCCGGAGTAGTGGTCCGTAATGACATAGCGCCACACCCGCTCGTTTTCCGTCTTGCGGAAGTTCTGCAACTTGTTCTTGTAGAACTTGCTCTCCTCCATCACGCTCAACCCGCCCTTGGGCAGGTAGAAGAGAACGCACATGGAGGGGTCCACCTGCCAAACGTGGTTGGGATGCAATGACCGCATGTGTACGTGCGCCTTCCCCTGGGCCAGCATGTCCGGGTGGCACCCGTACCGGCGCATGGCCCGGCTTATGGTGGTGGTGGAAACGTCGGCGTCCTCGAACCCGGAGTCCTTCATCAAGTTGCGGGCGAGGGTCATGTGCATGATCCGTTTGCCGTTATCCCTGGTGGCCTTGTGCATCAGGTGCGCCACGGCCTTGGCCGTGCCTTCGGACACGGACAGCCGTCCGGCATCGGCCCGTTTCTTGCGGCCGGAACTCCACCCCACATCCTGCTTGAGCCGCCGGTATATGGTCTGCTCGGAGCAGTTAAGCAGCTTCGCCGCGTTGGTGATGAGGGAGGCGCGTTCGCCGTGTTCGGCCGCATCCAGGCGGGCGGCCAGGTCGCGCAGGGTATCGAGAACGCCGAGGTTCAGAGTCATGGCCTACCAGCCCCGCCCGTTGGGGGTGTTGGTCTGGCCCGCTTCCAGGTCGGCCTGGGCCGTCTCGCGCATCCAGGCCGGGCTGATCTCCTCCTCGAAGTCCACCGGTATTTGGCGCTGGAGCAGCGCCGCGTTGACGGCCCGGCAGTAGTTCCCAACCGAACCCACCGCATGCTGTGAGGTGTGCGCCGAAACGTCGTGGCTGCTCAAGATCGCCTCCACCTGGACCAGGAACTCGTTCCACCCCACCAGGGCGGTCATGTAGGCGTTTTCCAGCGCCTTGACGGCCTCGGCCTCGCGGGCCAGGCGCAGTTCCTGGTCCGCGTCCTTGGGCAGGCTCTTGAGCCGGAACAGTTCCGTTTCGCTCTTTTCCAGCCGTCCTGCCTTGTCTTCCAGCAGCTTGCCGCGCGCATCGTAGTCGGCGGTCAGGTCTTCCTCGCGCCGCTTGGCGGCCTCGCGTTCGGCCTGGTGCTTGGCGGCCATGTCTTCCAGGATCGCCAGGACTTCCTCCTTGGACTCGGATTCGATGGCCTGCTTGACGATGGCCTGTTCCGCCTCGGGCAGCGCCTTGAGCGCGCGGTAGTCCTTGGCCCGGAAGCCTATGCGCTCGGCGGATTCGTAGAGGTCGGAGCCGAGGAGAGAAAGGTTTTTCGAAAGCTCGTAACAACGGGTGTAGGATTTGCCGAGCTTGACCTTGCAAAACTCTTCAAAATCTTCGACGTGTCGAAGGTTTCCGTTTTCATCGTGGTACGGCAATCCTTTGTATTTCTTTGAGTTGCGCATTTCGGTGAATACCTGCGCAACGGCAACATCTCCGACGCGTCGAAGAAATTCCATGCCTTCAATACGGCCCAATGCGCGGTGAACGTCCTCGGCGTCCATGACGGCCCGGTCTATGGCTGCGGCGGTGTTCTGCACCTCCAGGTCACGCTGTGCGTGTTCCTCGGTCAGTTCCGGAATCAAGACCGGTTCGTCGTCCAAAAAGGCCTGGGACTCTTCCCGCACGGCTCTCTCATGGGCCAGTATTTCGTCGCAAAGCCCCTCTGGTCGGGTGCATTTTCCGTGGTAGTTCGGGATGAGTTTGCCCTGGGTCGGGTTGGATTTGGACCTGTGATGTTCGCAGGATGAGCAAGGTGCGGTCATGTGCGTCTCCTTGTGGTTAGGCCATGGCTCCGGCCATGGTTCGTTGTTTGAGTTCCTTGATGCGCCGTTCGGCCATTTCCAGTTCGTTGAGGTGGGACACCCCCAACTGGGCGAGACGGATGCCCAGGCCATAGCGGCCATTGTCCAGTTTGGTGGCTGCCCCTTCCTCCACAAGCACGGCCAGGGCGCGGGAAATATTGACGGGAGATTCGTTCAGGGCCTGGGCTATTTCGGCGTTGGAGAGGCCATGCAGCGCATGCCCTTGCAGGAGAAACTGAACCCGGAGGATGCGCTGGCCCGAGGACATCTTAGCCACGGCGCGCCTCCGATCCGGGGTTGACGGGGTACAGGGTGGCGCAGACGAACCCACCGGCCAGGAGCCGGGCCACCAGGTCGGCCCGCTCGTCCGTCCTGGGGCAGATGGCCCGCAGGTCCGCGTCGGTGATGGTCCGCGTTCCGATCAGGTCCAGGGCCTTGCGCATGCGCTGCATTTGCAGCGTCTCTTTGACGGTGATCTGCTTGTGACTCATGCGACCTCCTACCGTTTGAGTTTTGCCCAGGCGGCCTTGCGCGCCTCGGTCTGTTGCTTCTTTTCCACTTCCGCCAGCCCGATCTCGTAAAAGACGACTTCCTCCGGGGTCAGCAGCTTGTAGCCCGTGCCCCGTATGGCGGCCCGGATCAATTCGGCGCTGCCGGTGACCTCGACCAGAGCGGCCAGGAAATGCAGCGGCGTGGGCCGGTCCTCCTTGGAAGGGGCCGCCCAGTTGTTGAGCTGGTGAATGGAAATGTCATGGCCGGTCAGGCGCGAAAGCTCCTCGGCCACGATGTCGCGGGACAGCCCGCACTCCTTGAGGGCCAGGTTCAGCGCGTCCTTGACAGTCTCGAAGGTCCGCAGGGAGCCGGTTTCGAGCTTTTGCGAGGGCAGGCTGGACAGGGGGAGGGTCAACTGGACCACTCTCATGTCTGATCTGTGCTTTCTGTTAGACATTGCGCAGGAGCCTCGACGTGTGTACTAAAGTATTCAGGCGTTGACGGCCGTTGCGAGCTCATGATCCTTCACGATCTCGCCTTCCTTGATCCCGAGACGCACCGCGATATCGTGTGTCTGGCCGCGCGTGGGGGTACGCTTTCCGGCCAGAACAAGGTAGGTGAGCTGCGGCGAGAAGCCGTTTTTCACCGCCCACTTGGTGACGGAGAGACCTTTGCGCTTGAAATCTTCTTTGACCTCTTTAGGAGACCGAATCATGCTCTAAGTCCTTGTTTTTCTCTTTTTTTCGGGAGAAGTGTTTAAACCTGTGTCAAACTGTATGAACTTGTTTAAGCACACTTTAGTGTACTTGTAAATCAAAAAGGACACTTTTCTGTGCAATTCGGTGAACGGATAGCGGAGGAACGGCAGCGCCTGGGCTTGACTCAGGCCGACGTTGCGACTGCGTGTGGGGTGTCGCGCGGCATGTGGGGGCGGTACGAGAAAGACAGGGCAAGCATGGGGAGTGAGGTGCTTGCGAAATTTGCGGCGTGTGGGGCCGACACAAACTATATTTTAACGGGGGTGCGGCGTGAGCCCTTGGAGCTGTCGTTCGAAGCGCGACTTGAGCGGCTGAGGCTGGCGTCCGAATACGCGGCCAAAATGGGTACCTCGGAGGAGGAGCAGCTGCGCCTCCAAGAGCAATTCCTGGCCACTGGCGAATCCGTGCCGATACGGCGGGTCAGCTTTTTTGACACGGAGCCATATCAGGAGACTTACACCGGCCTTGACCCTGAGAAGCCTGACCCGGTTTACGTGCCCAGAAACTGGCTAGAGTTTTTGGGCCGCCCGGAACGAATGGCTCTTTTCCGGTACGAGCGGGATGACATGGCCCCGGATATCATGCCCGGCGATATGGTTATGTTCGAGGAGGGAGAACCCCTTCGCTTGGGGTGCCCGTATGTGGTCAATATCAACGGGGTAGTGCGTATTCAAATGTACAGCGAAGGGTACGAGCGATCCGTTTTTTCCAGCTTGAACCCAACTTACTTGCCGCACGCCCTTGCCGAAGACGCGGACGATGTTCCATGGCTTGTTCTCGGCCGTGTGGTATGGTGGTCCCGCGAGGCCTATCGCCTGCTTGAGAGGTTAAAAAAATGAGACGAGTAATTCTGCTTTCCATTCTGGTGTCGCTGCTCTTTCTCCTGCCGGGCTGTGCCGGTGATGATCAACCCGCGTTGACTCTGACCCTCCCGGCCGGGACACCCGCCGAGACCGTCGCCGTTATCCGGGCGGTCGCGCCCTCCATGGAGGAACGCCTACCCGGCCTGGTCAAGTACCACGATTCCATGCAGCTGGTCGGGGTTTCCCCAGCCCATGACGTCCACTTGGCCGACGGCTCCTGGGTGAAGATCGTCTCGCTGGCCTTCCAGGTTGCGGGTGACGGCGGCGCGATCCCGGCCGACTACCAGGCGGGCGGGCACCGCATCGAGATAGGCATTTTTGACAACGGTAAAGCCCTGGTCCTGCAAAAGCGCCAGGCCCAGGCCGTATTCCTAGACCGCCCCTCACCATCGCCGGGCACCGACCTCGTCATCAAGCTATAACCTCCGGGCCGCCTCTCTGGCGGCCCTTCTTTTTTGTAACACCCGTTACAATACCGGCCGCGCGCCGATGGGTAGGGTTGGGCCTCGATCTACCATACCCCTGTGGGGGCGGTCCGGGTTTTTCTGCTTGACCGGGCCGCCCTCCAAAAAGGAGAGGCCCGATGCATACTCCCCGAATGACAAAAACCGCGATCCTGGCTCTGGCCCTGGTCGTCGCGGTGGCCCTGATCTCCCCGCAACAGCTGCCCGTCATCGTCTATAAGGTCGGCCTGGTCCTCCTGGCCGGTGTGGCCGGGTACATCCTGGACCGGGCGCTGTTCCCGTATGGACGGCCGCACCTGTACTTACCCCCGAGGATTAAAGGGCTGTCCATGTCCTCGGAGGTTCAAGAGGTGCCTTCGCCCGACTCCACGTGGAGTGACCGGAAGCCTTTTTGGGCGGCCCAGGCCCGCCGCGCCCTGATCGTGGCCGCCGCCATGCTGGCCGTGGGGCTGGGGCTCTGATGTTCCGCCGCCATTGGGAACTGTGGCTGGCCGCCATGGTCGCGGCCCTGACCGTGCTGGCCATGGCGGCCTGGTCGCATGCCGGAGGCATCCCCACCCGCGCCAAGCAGTACCGCTCGACGCTCATCCGCTGCGCCCGCGCTGAGTGGGGGCTGAACGCGCCCACCGCGACCATGGCCGCCCAGGTCCACCAGGAGAGCGCGTGGAACCCCGACGCCCGGTCGCCCTATGCTGGCGGCCTGGCGCAGTTCACCCCGCAGACGGCCGACTGGCTGCCGGAGGTAGCCCCGCAGGTCGGCCAGGCCGATCCGTTCAATCCGGGCTGGGCGTTGCGCGCCCTGACCGCCTATGACCTGTACCTGTGGAAGCTTGTTCACGCCGCGACCAATTGCGACCGCGCGGCGAAAATGTTGTCCGCCTATAACGGCGGGCTCGGCTGGCTGCGGCGCGACGAGCGCCTGGCCGCCGCCCAGGGGTTGGACCCGGCCCGCTGGTGGGACCAGGTGGCAGCGGTCAACGCGGGCCGGGCCCCCTGGGCCATCAAGGAAAACCGCGCCTATCCCCGGCGCATTCTGCTGCTGCTCGAACCCCTCTACGAGGCGGCCGGGTGGGGCAAGGGGGTGTGCCCATGATCGACCTGTCCACCGCTGTATCGCTGCTCACCGGCGGCACGGTCAAAAAGGTGATCGTCGGCCTGGCCTGCGGGCTGCTGCTCGCCTTGGCCGTGGCCGTCCTGGCCTGGAAGTGCTGGCATGCCGGTTACAACGCCGCCGACCTCAAGCGCCGAGCCGAAGTGGCCGAGCTGCAAGGGGCCCATTCACGAGCCTTGGCCGCCGCCGAGTCTGAGGCCCACCGCGCCTTGGCCGCCGCCACGGCCCGAGGCAACGCCCTGGAGGCCGAGTACCTGGCCGCCCGAAAAACCATCAACCGTCAGTCCCGCGAGCTGACCAGAGAGAGGATAGCCAATGCGAGTCGCCCTGTTGTTGCTGCTGACGGCGCTCTGCGCGTGGGCCCCGAGTGGGTGCGCGCATATAACGAGGCCATCGGAGCCGGTCCCGGTGACGGTGGTCACGCCCTGCCCGGAACCGCCCCCGGCCCTGCTGGAGCGGCCGGAACCGCCCAGGCCGCTGACGCCGGGATACTTCGAGGAGGCGGCACCGTGACCCCGGCCGACATCCTCGCCCACGCCCGCGACTACGGCCAGCGCAACCGGGCCATGGAGGCCCAGCTCAACGCGCTGATTGATTGGGCAAAGGCCATGCGAGGGGTGGAACCGTGACCGAAGTGACCATCCCCCTGTGGCAGCTCCTGGCGCTGGGGACCACCTTGCTCTTGGCTTTCTTTGGGTTTCTTATCGCCGCTTGGAAACTGGTTACCGCCGCGAAAGATCGGGCGCACGAACGTGCGGTGAAGTGCGCAAAAGAAGCGGCGATAAAGGCTGATGACAACGAGAAGAGCATCCTCTTGCTCCGGGCGGAACTCCCTCTGGAATACGTCCGGCGCGAGGACTGGATTCGCAATCAAACAGTTATCGAGGCCAAGTTGGATGCCGTGGCCGCGAAACTGGACCAGGGAGGCAATCGTGGTTCAAATTGATCATAGCCGTGTCCGGCGGGAACACCTACGCTGGGTACTGATTCTCACCTTGTACAATGCCCGCCCCGTGGGGTGTCACGACTCTATCGTCCTGGCGACCGCCCAGGGCGTCTACCCCGACGCCACCGAGTTGGAAATCCGTCAGGAGCTGGACTACTTGGCCGAGCGGGAACTGATCAGCTTGGACAAGAAGCCCGATGGCCGGTGGGTGGCCAAGCTCGGCCGCCATGGCGTGGACCTGGCCGAGTACACCGTTGACTGCCAACCCGGCATCGCCCGGCCCGAGAAATACTGGTAGCCATGCCGCGACGCTCAGCAGTCAACCAACTGCCCACGGAGGTCAAGGCGTGGCTCGACCGCGCCTTGGCCGAGAACGGGTTCGCCGACTATCAGCTCCTGGCCGAGGAACTCAAGGCCAAGGGATTCGATATTTCCAAGTCCGCCGTCCATCGGTACGGCCAGCAATTCGAGGAGCGCCTGGCCTCGCTGCGCCTGGTCACCGAACAGTCCCGCGCCATCGTGGAGGCCAACCCGGATGACGACAACGCCATCAACGATGCCCTCATGCGCCTGACCCAGGAGAAGCTGTTCGGCATCCTCATGGAGATGGAAGTTGACCCGTCCAAGATTAACCTGGCCGGGCTGACCCGCTCTATTGCCGAGTTGGGCCGTGCGTCGGTCACGCAAAAGAAGTGGATGGCGGAGGCCCGCGAGCAGGCACGCAAGGAAGCCGAGGAGCAGCTGGTCCAGGCCGTCGAAGATGCGGCCAAGGAGGATGGCGGCAAGGCCTCTGCGGAAGACGTCCTACAGCGGATCAAAGCTATCTACCGGGGCGAGGCATGAGCGGCGTTCTCCATCCTTATCAGCGCCAGTGGGTGGACGATATTTCCCGGTTCAAGGTCGGGATGTTCGCCCGCCAGACGGGCAAGACCTTTTCCACCACCTTGGAGATTGCCGAGGACATCCTGGGGCATGACGTCCGTGGCGAGCGGTCACGGTGGGTCATTCTTTCCCGAGGCGAGCGCCAGGCCAAAGAGGCCATGGACGAGGGACTCAAGCTCCACCTGCGGGCTATGGGCACGGCCTTTGAGCATTTCGAAGAAGACTCCGGCTATCGCTACGAGGACGGCTCCAGCATCAAGGCCCAGGAGGTCGTCCTCAAGAACGGCAGCCGGGTAACGGCGCTGCCCGCCAACCCCGACACGGCGCGCGGGTTTTCGGCAAATGTGTTTCTAGACGAGTTCGCCTTTCACGCGGACTCGCGCAAAATCTGGTCCGCGCTGTTTCCGGTCATCTCCAAGCCGGGCCTCAAGCTGCGCGTGGTTTCCACCCCCAACGGCAAAGGAAACAAGTTCTATGAGTTGATGACCGACGCCAAGCTCGGCAAGGTCTGGAGCCGTCATGTCGTGGACATCTACAAGGCCGTTGACCTCGGCCTGGACCGCAATATCCAGGAGCTGCGCGACGGCGTAGGTGACGACGACGCCTGGGCCCAGGAATACGAGCTGAAATGGCTGGACGAGGCGTCGGCCTGGCTTTCTTACGACCTCATCGGCGCGGCCGAGCATGAGCGTGCCGGTATTCCCGAGAACTACACCGGCGGTCCCTGCTTCGTGGGCGTGGATATCGGCATCCGTGGTGACCTGTTCGTCATTTGGGTTTTCGAGAAGGTGGGCGACGTGCTGTGGACCCGCGACGTGATCGTCCGCAAGCGCATATCCTTTGCCGAACAGGACGCCCTCCTGGACGAGGTGTTCGCCCGCTATAACGTGGTCGCCTGCCGCATGGACCAGACCGGCATGGGTGAGAAGCCGGTGGAAGACGCCAAGCGCCGCCATGGCGAGCTGCGCGTCCAGGGCGTGATTTTTAACCCGGCAACCAAGCTCTACCTCGCCACCGTCGGCAAGGAAGGATTTGACGACCGCACCGTCCGCATCCCCCTCGGCGATCCGGCTCTCCGCGCCGACCTGCACAAGCTCCGGCGCGAGTCTACCCCCACGGGCGCGCCCCGCTTTGTAGCCGAGTCTGACTCCTCCGGTCATGCCGACCGGGCGTGGGCCTGTTTCCTTGCCCAGGCGGCGGCCGATGGCGGCCACGAGGCGTTCGGCTACCAGGCCGTCCCCAAACCCAAACTTGACGACGACAAAGACAACCGGGTGGTGCGCTGCACCGCCGGATTCGGGAGAGGCATGATATGAAGACGCCTGTAATTTTGGACTACCGGGGCAACCCCATCAAACGCACCGAACTGAAACAGGAAATCGCGGCCCCGACCCTGACGGGCGTCAGGACCATATGGGACAACGAGTCCGTGGCCCTGGGGCTGACCCCGGCCAAGCTGGCCCAGGTCATGCGCGACGCGGCCGACGGCGACGCCCGCGAGTACCTGATCCTTGCCGAGGAGATGGAGGAACGCGACCCGCATTACGCCTCGGTCCTGTCCACCCGCAAGCGGGCCGTGGCCGGTATCGAGCCCAACGTGATCCCCGCCTCGGACGATCCCAAGGACATCGAGATCGCGGACGCGGTCCAGGCCCTGGTGGATAAGCCCGAGTTTTCCGTGCTGGTGACCGACCTCCTGGACGGCCTGGGCAAAGGCTACTCCGTGTGTGAGATCATGTGGGACCAGAGCGGCGCGCAATGGACGCCTAGGGAGTACCTGTGGCGAGATCCCCGCTTTTTCGTCTTTGACCGCGAGTCGGGCCAGAAACTGCGCCTCCTGGATGAGGGCGACTCCTTTGATGGCCGCCCGCTGCCGCCGTTCAAGTTCATCACCCACATGCCGCACCTGAAAAGCGGCATCCCCATCCGCTCCGGCCTGGCCCGCCTGGCGGCCGTGAGTTGGATGTGCAAGGCCTTCACCCTGGCCGACTGGATGGCCTTTGCCGAGGTCTTCGGCATGCCGCTGCGCCTCGGACGATACGGCGAGAACGCCACGGACCGGGACAAGGAAATCCTGGCCCGCGCCGTGGCCAACCTCGGCATGGACGCGGCCGCCATCGTGCCCGACACCATGCGCATCGAGTTCATCGAGGCGGCCAAGTCGGCGGGCGGCCAGGACCTGTTCTGGCGGCTGGCCGAATGGCTGGACCGCCAACTTTCCAAGGGCGTTCTGGGCCAGACCATGACATCGGACGACGGCTCGTCCAACGCCCAGGCCCAGGTCCATAACGACGTCCGGCTAGACATCAAAAACGACGACGGAAAGCAGCTCGCGGCCTCCCTCAATCGCGACCTGGTCAAGGCGTTCGTGGACCTCAATTACGGGGTCCAGGAGCGTTACCCGCGCATCCGCATCCACGAGGAGGAACCCGAGGACATCACGGCCCTGGCAGACGCCCTGAGCAAAATCGTGCCCTTGGGCAACGCCGGTATTTCCGCCCGCGAAGTTCGCGAGCGCATGGGCTTCCCCGAACCCGAAGGCGATACGGAGCTGCTTGGCCAAGCCCCTGCGCCCGTCGAGGAGCCCCCGGCGCTCAACCGTGCCCGGAACCGATCCGGCGTGGCCGATGCCGACGAGTTGGACCTGTTGGCCGACGAGGCCTTGGCCGATTGGGCACCCGCCCTGGCCCCGCTGATCAACCCCGTCCTGGAGCTGGCCGAGCGTTGCTCGAACTATGACGAGTTCCTGGAGGGGCTGGGCGAGATCGCGCGCGACATGGACGCCGAGACGCTTGTCCGGTCCATGGCCGAGGCGACCTTCAAGGCGCGCGGCCTGGGTGACGCGGAGTAGTCGTGGTCAAGCCCGCCCATCTCATCCGGCCGCCCAAGGAGGCCCTGGCCTGGTTCGATGCCAAGGGGATCAAGCCGAGTTTCGACCACACCGACGTCTGGCGCGAGGAGCATGCCTCGGCCTTCACCGTGGCCAAGGGGCTCCAGGCTGATATTCTGACCGACATCCGCAGCGAGGTACGCCGCGCCCTGGCCGAGGGGCGCACCTTCCGCGACTTCGCCAAGGACCTGACCCCGACCCTCCAGAAAAAAGGCTGGTGGGGCGTCAAGGAGATGGACGACCCGCTGACCGGCGAAACAAAGATGGTTCAGCTGGGCTCGCCGCGCCGCCTGAAGGTGATATTTGATACCAACATGCGCACAGCCCGCAGCGCCGGGCAATGGGAGCGTATTCAGCGCACCAAGGCCGGGCTGCCGTATCTGCTCTACCAGCTCGGCCCGTCGCGCAGGCACCGGCCCGAGCATGTGGCCTTTCACGGCCTGCTGTTGCCGGTGGACGACGAGTTCTGGTCCGCGCACATGCCGCCCAACGGCTGGGGCTGCAAGTGTTGGGTGCGCCAAGTTTCCAAAGGTGAGCATGCCCGGTTGACCAAGACCGGCGTCCGCGCGCCTGACCCAGAGCAGGAGATCAACCCGGATACCGGGCTGCCCACAGGACACCGTATGCCGTCCAACGTGCCGGTGCGCACCAAGGCCCCGGACCTGGGCACCCGCCAGTGGATCAACAAGCGCACCGGCGAGGTCCACCAGGTGCCGGTCGGCATCGACCCCGGCTGGGACTACAACCCTGGCGCGGTGGGGCGGCTGAACAAGGCCGTGGAGCTGGTCGGCGAGAAACTGGCCACGGCCGGGGCCGAGGGCGGAGAGATCGTACGCGAGCTGGCGGCCGGGACGCTGGAGGCCTGGGCCAAGTCGCCCAAGACCAATTTCCCCATAGGGATCATGGCCGAGGCGGACGCGGCCCGGATCGGCGGCAGGACCACCCTGGTCAACCTGTCGCCCGAGACCATGGGCAAGCAGCTCGCTAACCACCCGGAAGTGGCTTTCGAGGAATACGGCTCGGTCCAGGATGCCCTGGATCGCGGCGAGCCTATCCAGGACGGCGCGCGCAGCCTGGTCTATTTGCTGGAGGAGGACGGGTACGTGGCGGTGGTCAAAGCCACCCGAACGGGCAAGGCAACTTTCCTGACGAGCTTCCGGCGGCTGTCCTCGGAGCAGGGTAAGCGCGACCGAGAGATTGTGCGCTTGAGAGGCCGCCAAAAGTAAAGCCCCCGGCATGGCCGAGGGCTTGCGCTGACCGGCGGGGCCTCCCACCCGGTAAAACCGGAAACCCCGCATGGTACTCCGACGCGAGCGTCGGGTTACGGCCGGGAGAATCATCACCGTGTCGCGGCCAGCTACTTACTAAATACATCCTCCACACCGCCGAGTAAACCCCCTGGGCGCGAATTTCCGCGCAGGCGCGCCGCGCCCGCCTCTCGCGCCCCGTTGCCCGGTTTTTCTTCAAAAAAGCCTTACAGGGCGTTCATGAACGCCTGTGAACACCAGCCGAAAGGGACGACGCGGCCAACAAGCCGACCGGAGGAAGCCAGCCCCCAGGGGGACGGCGCTGTTTTTGTAACACCCGTTACAAGCCGCGCCCGGTGATCCGTGCAAATGTCGGGCGCATGAAAGACATCTTTATCGCCATGAACGTGCAGCTGGTCAACGGGGCCGCTCCCGAATGGGTGCAGCTCCTGCCGCCCGGCCCCAAAGTCCGAGGCCGTGACGGCCGCTACTGGTACTTCGGCCCCGCCGAGCTCCAGGCCGTCCTGAACAACTTTGAAGGCGGCCGCATCGACCTGCCCATCGACCGGGAACATTCCACCGACAAGAAAGGAGCTAACGGCGAGGAGGCTCCGGCCGCAGCCTGGATTGTAGAGGTGGCTGACCGCAACGGCGACGGCGGCGTGTGGGGCCGTGTGGATTGGACCGAGCGCGGACGCGCCCAGGTCGAGGCCCGCGAGTACCGCTACCTGTCGCCCGTCTTTTACTTCACCGACGACCTACGCATTGTCGCTCTGGATTCCGCAGGGCTGACCAATAAACCCAATCTGCACCTGACCGCGCTTAACCGGCAGGTGGAAACCATGGAGGACGACGCCATGAAAAAGGCATTGTGCCGCAAGCTCGGGCTGCCGGAGACGGCCACCGAGCAGGAAATCCAGGCCGCCGTGGCCAAGATCATGGGCGATCTCGACACGGCCAACAACCGGGCCATGAGCAAGGATATGTTGTCCGCGCTCGGCCTGGCCGAGGACGCGGGGGCCGACGCCGCCGTGGCCAAGATCAACGAGCTGGCCTCGGCCCAGAACCACGCCCAGGGGGCGGGTGCCATCGACATCACCAAGCTGGTGCCCCGTGCCGACCTGGAGATGGCCCTCAACCGCGCCGAGACCGCCGAGAAGGCGCTCAAGGATCGCGAGGCCACCGAGCTGGAGGGCAAGATCGAGGTAGCGGTCAACCGCGCCATCCAGGACGGCAAGATCGCCCCGGCCTCCAAGGACTTCTATGTGGCCTCCTGCCGTAAGGAAGGCGGCTTGAAGGAGTTCGAGGACTTCGCCAAGGCAGCCCCGCAGGTCATCGAGGACCCGCAGATGCCGGATAAGCCCGAGGGCGAAGGCAAAGCCATGAACCAGCAGCAGGCCCATATCGCCGAGCAGTTCGGCAACACCGCCGAGGACTTGGCCAAGTACGCCAAGTAAGGAGGACCAATGGCTCTTATCGCAGACAGAAACACCCCGTTGAAAGACGGCGAGGAGATCGGTGTACCCGTGGCCGCCGGTGCCAAGATTTACGGGGGCGGCATGGTGGTGGCCAATGCCACCGGCTACGCCGCGCCCGGCAGCACGGCGACGACTCTCACCTACCTCGGCCGGGCCGAGGAACAGGTGGACAACGCCGACGGGAACGACGGCGACAAGACCGTCCTCGTCCGTCGCGGCAAGGCGTTCAAGTTCGAGAACTCGGACGCCGACCCCGTCACCCAGGCCAGCCTGGGCCAGCCCTGCTACATCGTGGACGACGAGACCGTGGCCGCGACCAACGGCGGCTCCACCCGATCCGCAGCCGGTACCGTGGTCGGCATCGACGACGACGGCGTGTGGGTCCTGTAACTCAAGGAGAAACCAAAAAATGAAACGCATTTTCAATACCGCGCTGGCCTGGGCCCTGCTTGTCGGGGCCTGCCTGGCCTTTGCCGCCGTACCCGAGACCGCTTCCGCCGGGAGCCCGCACGCGGGCGTACTGCCCGCCTTCGCCTTCGGCGGTCTGCTGGTCAACAAGGCCGTCCTGGGCGACATCTTCACTAACCTCAAAACGACCTTCAACAAGGCTTTCGACTCCACGCCTGCCAAGTGGGAAAAGATCGCCATGCGGGTGCCGTCCAGCTCCAGCCAGAACGACTACTCCTGGCTGTCCAACTTCCCGCGCATGCGCAAGTGGGTGGGCGACAAGGTGGTCAAGGCGCTGGAGGCCTTCAAATACACCGTGGTCAACGACGACTGGGAAGCGACCGTCGAAGTCAAGCGCAATGACATCGAGGACGACAACCTGGGCATCTATGCGCCTCAGGCCCAGAACGCCGGATACAGCGCCAAGACCCTGCCGGACGAAATCGTGTTCGAGCTGCCCGACAAGGGGTTTGAATCCATCTGCTATGACGGTCAGTATTTCTTTGACACTGACCACCCGGTGGGCAAGGCCAGCGTCAGCAACAAGGGCACCGCCCCCTTTGACATCTCCACCCTGGCGGCGGCCAAGGCCAGCTATGGCGCGGCCCGTACGGCCATGCGCAAATTCAAGGACGAGGACGGACGGCCCCTGGGAGCCAGGCCCGACGTGCTGCTGGTGCCGCCCGCCCTGGAGGACGACGCCAACCTGCTCATGACTGCCGACAAGCTGGCCGACGACCAGCCCAACCCCTACAAGGGCACGGCCGAGGTCGTGGTCGGCGACTACCTGACCAGCGACACGGCCTGGTTCCTGCTGGACACCACCCGCCCGGTCAAGCCCTTCATCTACCAGGAGCGCAAGAAGCCCGTCTTCGTGCAGCAAACCGACATGAGCGCGGAAGGCGTGTTCTCTCGCGCCGTGTTCAAGTTCGGTGCCGAGGCCCGCGCCGCCGGAGGCTACGCCTTCTGGCAGATGGCCTGGGGCTCCACCGGCGAAGGCGCGTAGAGGGGGTAATCCATGAGCATCACCATCACCGCCAAGCGCGCCGGGTTCCGCCGGTGCGGCATGCCGCACCCGGCCGAGCCCGTGACCTACGACGACGACAAGTTCACCGCCGAGCAGCTCAAGGCCCTTAAGGCCGAGCCCATGCTCGTCGTGACCGAATCCGAGGAAGACGACGGGGCCAAGGCCAAGGCGGAAGCCGAAGCCAAGGCGGAAGCCGAAGCCAAGGCGGAAGCCGAAGCCAAGGCAAAGGCGGAAGCCGAAGCGGCAGCCAAGGTGACCAAGCCCGAGGGCGAGGCCCTGACGGCCGCCATTGTGGAGGTCATCCCGAGCCTCGATCCGGCTGCGGACTTCACCACCTCCGGGACGCCCAAGGTCAAGTCCGTGGAAACGGCGCTCGGCTACGACGTCACCGGCGACGAGGTGGCCGCCGCCTTTGAAGCCTACACCAAGAGCAAGGAAAACGCCTGATGGCCTACGCCACCACGCAAGACATCATCGACCGGTACGGCGAGGACCAGCTTCTGGTCCTGGCCGACCGGGACGGTGACGGCATGGCCGACCAGGGCGTGACATCCCGCGCCCTGGCCGACGCCGACTCGGAAATCGACCTGTACGTCGGGAGCCGCTACGACCTGCCGCTTGCGGTGGTGCCGTCGGTCCTGGTGCAGGTGGCCGTGGATATTGCCATCTACCGCATGAGCCCGGATGCCGCGACGGTCACCGAGGAGGTCCGCACCCGATACACGGACGCGCGGGCCACCTTGAAGTCCATCGCAAAGGGCGAGGTCTCCCTGGGGCCGAAGCCCGAGAAGTCCGGCGGCCAGGCGTCCAGCCCGGCCACCGTCAGCGGAAGGCCCCGCGTCTTCGGGCGCGGGCGCGGCGGGGGGCTGTCGTGAGCACGGACCTGATCGTTTCCCTGGGGGCCGTGGAGCGCCTGGCCGGGCGGATCGCCCTGCTCGGCGACATGGACACCCGGCCGTTGATGGATGAAATAGGCGAGCTTGGCGAATCGCAGACCAAGCGCCGTATCGACGAGGAAAAGACCGCACCGGATGGTTCAGCCTGGCCCGCCTGGTCGGAGTCATACGCGGCCACTCGTCATTCAGGGCATAGCCTCTTGGAGGCTGACGGCAATCTCCTGGACTCCATCGACCACGTGGTCGGCATCAACGGCGACTTCGTGGAGTGGGGGTCAAACCTGGTCTATGCGGGCACCCACCAAAACGGCCTGGATATGTCCGTGATTGGATCGCGCCGCAGGATCACGGTACCGGCGCGCACCTTCCTTGGGCTGTCCGACGAGAACGAGGAAGACCTGGCGGCGCTGGTGGACGACTTCGTGGACCGTCAACTGGAGGCCCT